CAAACTCTGATACTTTTGTTTTGCTAAATTGTCCTTTTTCGTTTCTTTTTCTCATATTACAATATAGTCATTATTGAAACCATCGTATTCTGTATATTGGTCTTTATTTACTTTATAGAAATAATTATTGTCAAATTGGATATTTCCTTTTTGTGCAGTACAGAAAATCCTATCCTTATATATTACATTTGTTTTTAGCACATCTGAATATAAAGTTAAATCATAAAAATGTCCCTCAACTAAATTCTCATATTCAAAACCGTATATAAGGTAAGTATCATTTTCAATAGAAATATTACCTACACCATCAACTCTTGGTACAAGTGTATAATCAACACTAATATTTGTGCTATCATCTCTAATAGTCATATAAGCACTTGTTACATACTCTCTTGGTATGCAAGTAAATCGATTGGTATCTTGTGGATAGAATAATATCATCTATGTATATAACGTTTAAAAAATAGTAATTTGTAAAAACAAAAAAAAAGCACCCGATTAAGGATGCTTTCAATTTAAAATAAATATTAATTATGCAGTTGGGTCTACTTGTGCTGCATCACCTGTCACTGCTGTTGCAAGGAAATAAGGTGCAGTTTCTTCCATACCCTCAAAGGTAAGTGTAAACCCACTTAAATCACCCGCTGCTGCTCCAGTTACTACCGTTCCACCAGTACACTCCATACCATTCTCAAAGCCACATAAGAAACTATTTCCATAGTAATCTTCTACTACTACGTATGGTCTTGCTACTGCAAGTGTTTGTAATTCTTGTTGCGTTAAAGCATCCAGATATGTTAATGTAAGGTTTAAAGTTTGAGTATAAAAAGTTGTTCCATTCTCACGGCTACTTGTTACAGTAGTTTCTAAAGATGAATTTCCTTTTACATCATATTCATACCAAGTTGGTGTTCCCGTAAATGTTGCTTCACCAGTTGGTGCATCTACTGTGATTGCAGTAATGTCACCATAATCAGCAAAGTAAACTCTTTTAATGCCACCAAAAGCACTTTTGCAAGGTAGTTTTCTACCCGTTGTTAATGTACAAGCCATTGTTTTTATGTTTTAAAAAAAAAGGGTGAGCAGATTACCTACCCACCCCTTTCTATTGATTAATTAATTAATTATGCTGCGTACTCTACTAAATCAGATGCAATACCGAATTGAACTGCACTTGTAAATCTGAGTATCATTCTTACATTGTTACTTCCATCCAAATCTGCCATATCCAATACTTTTACTTCGTTTGTTGAGTTTAGTAACCCAGTTCCAAAGTATAAGTTAGAACGTTGTGCTGCATACATTTTATTGTTAGACATTCCCGGACATACAAATATTTTAACTCCATTGATAGAAAGACTTCCGTTGTTCCACCATTGTGTACCCATATTAGCTACACCATTTGCTCCAAGACCATTTGCTCCGAAACCTCCCAATGCGGTCACGTAGAGCTTCGCTGCTTGTGTTGGTACATATACAAATAAATCTTCTTTTCCATAAAGTGCTGCTGGAATAGCATCAACTACTTTGCTCATCTCGTCAATGATGTTTGCAGATGTTAAAGTTGTTCCAGTTACTTGTTGTGCCGCTGGAATATCTCCCGCAGTTGCTGCTGCTGCAATTAGTTTTTCAAACCCATCAAAAGAGTTGTTAGAACCTGCTGCTGTATCACCTTGCCAGATACAAAATTCTGTGTTCTGTGCCACTTCTGATGCTACGTGTGCAATTAAGAAATCAGAAAACTTTGGTGGTAATGTTTGTCCAAGACCATAACCCATTGATTGTGCTTCCCAATCGTTTACGAAATCATACTTACATAGTTGTAGGTTTACTTGTAGTTCTTTTGGTTCAATAATTCTTTCTGTTAATGTGATAGTTGATTGTGGGTCAAAATCACAAGATGCAGATTGTACTATTGCACTTGTAGCTAATTTTTTAATTACTTCTTTAAAAGCAATGTTTGCCTTTACTGTTAAACCACCATCATCAATAGTTGATGCAGATAATAAAGCTGCTGCGATATACTCACCAGCAAACTCACCAGCATAAGTAGTAGTGATGTTAGTTGTAGTTGCTAAATTTACGTTTCTTTTATTCATTTTTTATTTGTTTAATTTACTTAATACTCTATCTAAAGTTGTGTTAAATTGTCCTTTGGCAAATTGTACTTGTTTCTTTTGTGGTGTACTTGCTTCTGGATTGTGTTTAATTGGTTTTACTGCTGAAAGTTCTTCTTTTACTTCTTCAACAATTTCTTCTTTTACTTCTTCGCTCATTTCTTCTTTAGGTTCTAACATAGCTTTGATTTCCTCAACCATTGTTTTAACCTCTGCTAATTCTTCTTTAGTAGCATAAGACATTTCCTCTTTTACTTCTTCTTCTAAATCTTCAGTTTCTTCTTCTTTAGTTGGTACTTCATCAGATACTTCACGAACATCTGCAATGATACCTTCTTCTTCTACAACTACCAATCTACCATCTTCAAGGATGTACTCACCAACTGGCATTGCTACTTTTTCATCATCTGTTACAATGAATATCTCTTTACCTTTTTCAAATGCTTCTGCACTTACTACAGTTCCATTTTCTAACTTTTGTTCTTCAAGTTTTACCTCGATGTTTAAAAGTGTTTTTATTTCGTTTAACATTTCATTTGCTTTCATACTATTTATATAACGATTATTAAATTAAAATTTGCATTTTCAGTCTGTTCTTGTTATTACACCAATGCCTTGTGCTTGCATAGAACCATCACAACAAGAGATAGAATACTTGTTAGTATCCCAACATAAACAAGCACGACCACCTCCACTAGGTGATGTTCTACTTGGTATAAAGATTTTGTTTTTATTGTTCCTCTGCATTTAGTATATCTTTTATTTTGTTAAGTAAAATATCATCTTCACTCATTAAGTCACCTAGTGTTTTATCTTTAGGTGTTTCCATTTTATCTGCAAAATAACCCTCAATAGAAAAACCCTTAACTTTATTTGTTTTAACATACTCATTCCAAACATCTTCATTGTTTACTTTCACACTTCCCATCCAAGTACCTACTGGTACATCTAAACCATACATTGCAGATTTATCTTGTTCCTTACTTTCTACTATCCAACTTTCAACCAATGTTAAACCATTCAATGCTTGATTGTGTTCTAATGTTGAATTACTTTGTTTGCCATTCTGTAAGAACATTTGAGATGCTTTTACAATAGTATCTTTTGAAAAGTATATGTAATACTCACCTTCACCACCATTGCGGTAAATAGGCTTATTTGGTATTAATAAAGCGCCCATTAGTATTTTCTTTTCTTTGTCTACTTCTGCTAACTTTATTTCTTGGTTCTTTAAAGCAACAAAATCACTTTCAATAGCTGGACTTTCTACAATAGAAATCGCATCTACTCCAATATCATCTTGTTCTTCATCAAGTACTAATTCTATTATTTTAAACATATTTAAAAATTTTGTTTTTACATTTTCCCCTTGTTATAAGTTCATTTCTTATTAATGTACTCATAGTAGAGGATGTTAATCCATAATACTTTGCCGCATCCATTACTCTTTCAAATCTTAAACCAGTTGTGGTTTCAAGTAATGGAAATTTTTTATTAGCAACCCCTTTTCTTTTTTCTGATATTTTACGTTTGGTAATATCAGAATGCTTTTTCCCGTACATAGGATTTTTATTTCCTTTTTTATCTCTTGATGCGCAAGCTGGTGCTGTTCCTATTTTAGCTTTAGATAGTGCCTTACCTCTTTTTTCTTTTATTTCTTTACTTTGACAATGTGACCATCCACCAACCGCATCATTTTTTAAATTATAAAACCTATCACTATTAGCTGCATCAACTGCTTTTAAAATAAAAGTTTCTATATCACGAAATTTATTTCCAGTATAAATAATTGTTCTTTTAAAGTTTTCTGGCTTTTTTTCAAATGCTCTTTTAAAATAAACACCACTACCTACATAACCATCGTTTACATTTCCTAAATGAGAACCAATATACATTTTTTTATTTTCTGTATTTTCCCATAAATAAACAAAGCCATTCATAAATATATAACGTGTTTAGTTTTTAATTTTGCATTTAGATACTTGCACCCTCAATAATGTTTCTATCCATTTCTTGTGCAGTAGTTACATCATTACTTACTACATATGCTCTTGATGGTCTTTGTGTTTGGCTACCTATTGCATCTGCTAATTGTGTTTCACCGCTTTGACCTACTACATTAAATGCTGGTGGTGTTGAACCACCCCCAC